GAACCGCGTGCTCCTTTTTATGGCAGGCCCGGCAGAGCAGTTGGGCGTTGGATTCTTCGAAGGCTTTGCTTGGATCAACGTGTACGGGGATGACATGGTGGACCTCCAGCGCCTCCGTACTGGCGCACTTCTGACAGCCCTCGTGCTTCGCTTGTAACTCCAGGCGTATGCCCTTCTGCCAAGTGCTCCTCCAACGCCCGTCTATCTTCTTGAGCCGAACAGGGTCTACCTCATCGCGGCCCAACTTACCACGGCGCTGAACCAGAACCTCTGTGACCCCTGGGGCGATGTCTGCGATCCGGAGCCAGCCTTCGGTCGTGTTCACCAAGTGATCGGCGGAGCCCACGACCCGAAACTTACCAGCGGACACCACGAAGAGGTCTTTGACCCCTGACAGGAAGCAGTTCTTGACCGTGCTCGTTTGTATGCGGCCGGTATCCTCGTTGAACTGCCGTATCTGCATGGCCTCAAGGCGCTCGCGCATGGGCTGCCGATTACTCACCGGAAGGGAGTCACGGTATGCCATGAAGTCGCGGCCCTTAATGAGCCACCCCCAGGGCTTTTCTTTAGACCCGGCGAGTATCCCAAGGGCACAAGCGCGGTTGATGTTGGTTTTGGATACCCCGAAGATTTCCGCCAGCTCACGGGCGGAGTACGCCTTCTCCTGATCGAGCAAGCCGAAGTCGAGCTTGACCCGAGGGTTGTTGAGCCGGGGTGCGGCGCCGTTGTACCATTTGTCCACGAACTCGTCCAGCCGCATAGTAAACCCGCGACGGTACTTACCGTCCTTGCTTCCTGCCGGAAGGTCGAAAGTCAGAACGGTGTCCCCGGCCAAGCAAAACGTCCGGTGCGTGTTGATCTCGGCCAGGATCGAACGCGGCGCCCGGTACTGGACGGTGGTCAGGCGGGGCGCGCCGGGGGCGATGCTGTCGAGAATAACCGTTGCTGTGATTGCCATCAGACGCCTCCCGCTGCACGAGCACGAGCCTCGGCACCCAACGCGGCGTAGCTAACGCGGTCCTCGTAGCTATCAGCGTGGTACCCGGGTGCGGCCCGACCGCGCACGATCTTGAGCACTTCGAGCAGGAGCCAACCGTCCTCCTCGGTCAGCGCGTGCCCAGTCAGGACGTTGAACGCCACTACGGCGCGCCCCATCGAACGCTCACCGGCGGGAGAGTCGTAGGTCACAGCTCGATCGCCGAGGTGGGCGAGCGCGGCCTGGAGGACGGTTCCGGCAGTGACTCGCAGTCCCATCGCCTGTGGACGACCGCCCGGCGTCAGCCGCCCATTCGCGTCGGTCCGTGCCTGCACCACGTCGGGCTCGTGCGGGTCGAACCACTCGCGCACCCCGCCGTCGCACACTATCTCGGACAGCCCCAAATCCAGCAGGCGTTGCTCGTCAGCAGGTCGCTTCATGTCACTTCCCCTTGGGTTAGGCGCCGGTCCGCACCGTGCGGACCGGCTGTTGCCTTTACGGTTGCGTGGTGTACCCGGCCTGGAACATCTGCATCGGCGTCCAGCCGGCGGCGAGCAGAGCCGAGTAGGTCAGGCCCTGCGAGGCAGCCAGTGAGGTCATCGGCGGCCCCTGAGGCACCGGCGCTGCCGGTGGGGGCGGAGGAACGGCCGCGTTGGCGACAAAGGCCGTGTGCGGCGTCACCGGTGGCGTGGCCACGCCGGGGGGCGGAGCGCTGAACCCCGCCTGCTGCGGAGGAGCATATGGCAGACCGACGCCCGGGGATGGCCCTTGGTGTGCAAACCCGGCGGGGGCGGTTGGCCCCTCCTGGCTCTCGGCAAACCCGGCCGCACGGGCGTCAAACTCGCCGCCCTTGATCTCCTCTCCGGCTGCGTGGAATTTGACGCCCCGGTGGTTGAGGAAGGCCCCCGGGCTCTCGGTCGACTTGTTGAAATCGACCTCGATGCTGACTTGCACATAATCGCCACGTTTCGGCGGGCCGCCCGCATCAGTCAAAGGGGTCCACACGCCGCCGCGCAACGTCCCGACCTGGGGAGCGAATGCGCCGCCCAGGCGAACGACCCAGTGGCGCGTAAAGCCTTCCTGGTCGCAAGGCTTTTTGCCTTTCTTGTTGGGTACCTGGGAGTCGCCGTCCTCAATCTTCCAGGCGAAATTCGGTCCGAGATTGGCCGCGTTCGGGTACAACACGCAGACGCCGCTCCAGATCACCTGGCCCCACGGCGTCTGAGCCCAATGGGTCTCGGTACCTTTTGGGATAGCGACCGCCATATAGTAGTCCTGGCGGGGCTTACCGGCGTCGGCTCCGGTCTTCCAGACAATGGGGTTACCCTTGGCGTCTTTCGAGTTGCCTTTCCAGACAGAACCCTGGACCAATCGGGCTACGGGGAGAGTGACTTCGATGCTCATGGCTTGTATCGCTCCAGTTTCAGGGCGCCGGGCTGGCGCTGGGTGATGCAGGTGAGTAGTTCGGCCGGCAGCCCGAGCTTACCCGCCTGCGTCGGGGTGATGGCTTTGGCTGGTGCCTGGACGGTCAGACCGAGCATGGCAATGATTTCCGCGTCCGTGCCCGTCCAGGCGGTACTTCCGCGCCCCGGCGCCATTACCCACCCAGGCACACTGCCGCCTTCTCGGATCGCCGTTTCAGCCTGAACCTTCAGGCCGGTCAGACGGGCGTCGATCAGAGCCCCGGCCGTTTCGAGTTGATCGAGTTGGCGGGCCAGGGCAACGCCGGTCAGGTCCAGGGGAACCACCGACCCAGCCACTTCAACAGCGGCCAAAACGGATCGGTGGAGGGCCTCGCAAGCATGACGGCCCGCGCAAAGTTCACACCCGTCAGGGGTTGGTACGAAAGGCGGGTCGGGGCGGCGGGCCGCGTCTGCGGCTTCACGTAAGATGGCCTCCTCAACCTCCATCTCGGCCTTGGTGAAAGCCCACGTCCGGACCGGGCCATGGCGATGAAACCCCCGAGGTTGGACGAGGTGGAAAACGAAGTTCCCATACTCCCAACACGCTGACGCCGCACAGACCGCCTGAGCGTTTCGATACGCCTCGACGAGCCGATGCCCCGTTTTGAACTCCACGACGTGAAGGGTACCAGCAGCCTTGTCATGAGCGACGAGGTCGGGTCGAACGGGCACCCCGAAATGGGTGACGTGCGGGGTTTCGATCTGGACGCAGGCGAGCGCGGCGGGCGGAAGAGCCAGAACGGCATCGACGTACGTCTGGATCGTCTCTTCCATCTCGGCGTCCTCCGCCTCGACTGAGCCACGGACGCCGTTAATCGGGCTCAACATCGCCGTGAGGCGGGACGAAGCCACTCCGTGAGCTATTTTCCCCCAGCGCTCCGACTCCGTCTGGGCCTGGGGGAATTGGCCCTTGAAGACCGCCGAAGCGGGGCAAACCCGCCAACGGTCGGCCGTCGAGGGCCAGAGCTGTACTGTCACAGGGTCTTGAGGTAAGCGAGGAGCGCCGTCAAAACGGCGGGGTCCCGCGGGGGCGCTGGAGGGAACAGAGCGACAAGGTTGGCAATGCCGAAGGCATTAAGCGCCTCGTTGAACTTCCCCGGGGGGAGGGCCTTACCGACGGCGATGATGTCCGCCGCGCTGACGCCCGACGCGACCGGGGGAGCCGGGGGAGCCGGGGGAGCCGGGGGAGCCGGGGGAGCCGGGGGCGTGGGGATGACCGTCGCGACCGGGGGAGCCGGGGGCGTGGGGATGACCGTCGCGACCGGGGGAGCCGGGGGAGCCGGGGGCGTGGGGATGACCGTCGCGACCGGGGGAGCCGGGGGCGTGGGGATGACCGTCGCGACCGGGGGAGCCGGGGGAGCCGGGGGCGTGGGGATGACCGTCGCGACCGGGGGAGCCGGGGGCATGGGAACATTGACGCGGCCGGCTGCGCGCAGTTCCGCTACGACGTTGGAAACGGTTAACGGCTGGACGTTACGGCGAGCGCGCCATTTGCCAGAGGTCTTGGAGATCGAAGCCGGCGTGCTGTGAATGCGCTCGTCCCAGGGCAAGCCCTCGGAATCGAACGCGGGCAAGGGGCCGGTGGCGGCGTCAGTATCGACGGGGGCTTGTGCTGCTTCCCGACAAGCATGCAGCTCTTCGCTGAGCGTACCACCCTTGGTCGTCAGGCTGCGTCCCTCTCGGAAGGCCCGAACGGCGGCGACGGCCGCCATATGCTCATCGAAATCGTCAGTGTTGGTATCAAGGGTGATCCGCATGGGGTAGGTCCTTTGGGGGGTTGACAACGCCATTGGTCTAGGTGAGATTGACCGAACGGTCAATAGCTATTTTTAGGGAGGATGTACGGATGGACGTGTGGGGGCATATGCCCGATTGGCATAACTGGCGGGCCATATGGGCCGATTGGGACGGCTACTGTGATTGGCTCGGATGGGAGCCCTGTCGGGCGGCGCATCGCGTATTTCCGGATGTGCAATGACGCCCGCCCTGTGCCCGATCAGCCTCAAGGATGCCCAAGGCTTCGTGAAGTCCCTTCACCGGCACCATGGCGTCCCCGTCGGCCATAAATTCTCGATCGGTGCCAGAGCCCACGGCATCCTGATTGGGGTGGTTGTCGTTGGCCGCCCGGTTGCCCGCGGCGCGGACGACGGCCTGACGGCAGAGGTCACCCGACTCTGCACCGACGGTACGCCGAACGCATGCTCGATGCTTTATGGAGCGGCAATACGGGCGTGCAAAGCCATGGGTTACCACCGGGTCATCACGTACACTCTCGCGACTGAGAACGGCGCTTCCCTCCGGGCTTCCGGGTTCCGCCAGACCGGCAAAGTGCGAGGCCGCTCCTGGTCGTGCCAGAGCCGACCCCGGGAGGATAAAGCCGAGGTTCAGGATAAGCACCGGTGGGAGTGGCCATGACTCAACTCCGCCCCTACCAAGCTGAGGTCGACGCCGAGGTCCACCGACGGTGGGCGGCCGGCGAACGCAACGTCGTAGCGGTCATGCCCACGGGGGCCGGCAAGTCCGTCCTGGTGGCCGAGGCGCACGGGCGCGAGAGCGAACCGAATATCGCCATCGCCCATCGGCAAGAACTCGTGTCGCAGCTCGCGCTGGCGCTCGCTCGGGCCAACGTGCCGCACCGGATCATCGCGCCCGACCCGATCCGGCGGCTCTGCATCGAGCACCAGCAGCGCACACTTGGATATCACCGGCATGACCCGAGCGCCAACGCAGCCGTTGCCGGCGTCGATACCCTCGTCCGTATGCCGGTCGGCCATCCCTGGCTCCAACGTGTCAAGCTCTGGACTATCGACGAGGCCCACCACCTCCTCGCCGACAACAAATGGGGGCGGGCCGTCGGCCTGATGCCCAACGCCCGTGGGTTCGGCGTCACCGCCACCCTGTGCCGCGCGGACGGCCGTGGCCTCGGCCGGCACGCCGACGGGCTGTTCGACTCCTGGGTAGCCGGGCCGCGACCCCGTGACCTGATTCGCGCAGGCTGGCTCTCCGAATATCGGCTGTTCTGCCCGACCTGCACCGACCTGGACGTATCGGCGGTCCCGGTGGGGGCATCTGGTGACCTCTCGCTGGCGCCGCTACGGGCCGCCACGCACCGGGCCGGGCGGCTGGTCGGCGACATCGTCACCCATTACCTTCGCCTGGCGTCTGGCAAGCGCGGCGTCACCTTCTGCGTCGACGTTGAGGCGGCCGACGAGTATGCGGCAGCATTTGTGGCGGCCGGCATACCGGCACTCTCAGTGTCGGCCAAGACGCCCGACCGGCAGCGCCAGGAGGCGATCCGCATGCTGGCCAACGGCGAGGTCTGGCAACTCACCAATTGCGATCTGTTCGGCGAGGGCTTCGACCTGCCAGCGATCGAGGTGGTGTCGCTCGCCCGCCGGACCATGAGCCTGGGCCTGAGCGACCAGCAGATCGGCCGGGCGCTCCGACCGGGCAAGCCCTACGCCACAATCATCGACCACGTGGGCAACACCTGCACCGCCTCCGGCGAGATGCGCCACGGCACGCCCGATATGCCCCGCGTCTGGTCGCTCGACCGGCGGGAGCGCCGCAGCCGGGGCGACGTCGTCGAGGGTGCCATCCCGCTTCGGGTCTGCCCCGGCTGCACGGGGTCCTATGAGCGCGTCTTGGTCGTGTGCCCGTACTGCGGCTGGGTTTGGACGCCCACGGTGCGCGGCGGCCCGGAGACCGTCGACGGCGACCTGCATGAGGTCGATCCGGCGCTACTGGCGAAGCTGCGCGGTGAGATCGAGCGCATTGACGGGCCGTGCCACATACCGGGGCACCTGGCGGGGCCGGCGAGGATGGCGGTGGCGCGCAATCACCTGGAGCGCCAGCAAGCGCAGGTAAGGCTCCGAGAGGCCATCGCGGTCTGGGCAGGGGTTTGGCGAGACCGTGGCGCCGACGACGCCGAGAGCTACCGGAGGTTCTACCTGGGGTTCGGGGTTGATGTGGCCACGGCGCAGACGCTCGGGGCGCGGCCGGCGGACGAACTGCGCGAACGTATTGACGCCACGGTCAATAACGGGTAGT